CGTTTTAAAACAGCCCTTCGTAACCTTAAAAATTTAAAGGGGTAGGTAGCGGGGCGTGGAATAGCGGAAGACATTGGCGGTATAAGACTGACCTATGATAGGAACGCCGACGGAGTCACCGGTAATAATTTCATCACAGCCGTTGTCATCATCGCAATTACGGCGTTTGAACTGGAGGGGAACCTGAACAGGGTTCATTCCATCGGTGCGGGTGTAATAGTTCCAGCGGTCTCGGTTTGTTGTGAGTTTACGACCAAAAAGGGGTAGTACGGTACGATTGGGAGTAGCCGACATATCAGTACCACCGGGTGCGGTAAGAACGCCGATTTGCTGGTACGTATCGGGGTAGCCTTGGGTTTGGACGTTGATGGGTATAATGGCACCGACACCGGCAGGAATGGGAGGAGATACAAAGCCAGGGTCGGGCGGAGTGTAATAGGACTGCTCAGGAGCTAATGGGGAGAAGCGAGGATCGCCGGTACCGCGGGTCGGTTGTACCCAAGGTCCCAGCGGATCAAGGGGACCAAGCATAGGAGCGGTGCCACCAACACGGGGATTGAATGGCGGAGCCGTTTCTCTAGTAGACATTAGCGCTACTTTCTCTTCGGGCGGAGGGGCATACTTTACCTTCTTTACAACCGATTCAACTTTGGATTGATTCCATAAAAATGCTAAAAATCCGAGGACAATAACAACGATACAAATAACGCAAAAAATGGTACCGACATCCATACATAATACACCAGGTGGACAAGAGCCACCAGCACCCCCACTTAGACCTCCACCGCGCATTTTAAAACGAGCGGCAATACCACGCGCCATCCTCTGATGTTTATTACGATTTTGCTTTTTGCGATTCAATATAATCACGAGCTAATTCCATCTGGGACATTCCACTGCGACGAATAGCATCTGTAAAGAACGCGGGTTGTAAAACTTTACCGGCAAGGCGCTGTACAATTGTTAGGACTCGTCCAAGTGAAGCCTGGTCAAATTGCGGGATCGCCTCACGAACCGTGTCTTCCACAGCAGAAATATCCTCCTCAGAGAATCCTTCGTACTGAATGATTGAACGGCGAATGTAATACATATAGATAAGTGTTCCTGTGAGAAGCGCTGTTAGTACAACAAATGCTACAAAGGCGCGCATCATTTACAGTTTCGTGCTAATTTAATTTGATTATAGCAACATACAATCAAATTAATGAATAAATTAATAATAAAAACAGAAAAGCATACGTTTAGCTTGTCTCCTTGCCGTTACCGAAGTAGCCCTGGAACATCTCCATCATCTCCTTGCCGTCGGTAATGAGAGGCTTGAGCGTAGCCAAAGTGCCCATCAACTGCTTCTGGGTCTGCATCAGCTCCTGCGTATCCTTGGACATTGAGGCAATCTGGTCGGGCTTGAGCGACTTGTAGGCATTCATAAATGTTGTACCGGCGTCGAGGTGGTAGTCCTCGTCGTCGCCCTCGCTCGGCATCTTGTACTTCTTGCCAAGTGTTAGGAACTCAGCACGGTCGCCGTTATCGGGAGGCGGGTTGGCACGCTTCGCCTTCTTTGCCTTCTTAGCCGGCTTTGCCGGTTTCTGATTCTCAAAGCCCTCATTCTCATCATCTTCAAAGCCTTCCTCCTCATCTTCAAAGCCTTCCTTTGCCTCACGCTCCATCTTTCCCTTATCAGTTAGGTAATCCTCCTCGCTCACTTCGTCACGCTTATCATCAAAACCCTCTACACGCACCATAGGGGTCCGGGAATAGTAAAGCGCTACTAGTGATACGAGTGAACCGAGTAAACCGCTGACTAGTACGTTGCCACCCGTCAAAACATAGAGAATGAGGGCAACACCGGCACCGAGACCGACCGTCTCGGGTTGACCACAGTATAACACATAGGCTGCAACAACTATAAAGATGGCATAACCGGCAGTATGTTCCGTATTGCCCTTTACCAATGAACGAAGCGACTTCATTCGTATGACTCTAATTTGCTACCAGTTTTTGTTTATAGACCGAGAGCACCGGCGGCAATCTTGTAAAGAGCAAAAAGCAGACCGGCAAGAATGGACTTGGCAATCAGTCCGAGCCACGAGAGCTGTCCGCCAAGGCTGAATGCCCAGGTGGCATACTTGCTTAGGAATGTCTGGAGCGCCGGGAGTGATAGAGTGAATACTATAACCGCTATAAGAATCGGGTCGACAAGGCGGTCAAGTAGATTGGACCAGGCGTTCTTCCTGGGCGCCATATTGCTGGGCTCATCGTCGTAGGGGACAAAGTTGGGCTGCTGTTGTTGCTGTTGTACCATCATCGGCATTTGTCCGTTCATCCCACCCATAGGCATCGGCTGCTGCATCATCTGGGGCATCATCTGGGGCATCATCTGGGGCGGTGGCATCTGCATCTGCGGCTGCTGCGCAATCTGCTGACCCGCGGCAACATCGGCACCCGAGGCGTTCATATCACGTAGGATTTCCGCCATACGACTGGCATCGGCGGCGTTGGTAACATTACCCGACTCCAGAGCGTCAATGGGAGTACCGCTTTCGGGAGAGCCAGACATTGGGTTTAGACTGGAAACAGAGAATCGGGGCATTTCTAAAACGCGCCCGATTTCTTGTTAGAAATCCAGAATCCGCACTACTTAACCTAGTGCCGCGAACGACATTGTATCCACAACAGATAATTTACTATCTTTGGGTGGGCACTCAATCGCTTTAGCATCAAATTCTACACATTTGGTGCCAAACTGGTATACGGACCCACGTATTTCATTGATAGGTGGACCGCGTATAATGAGACAGTCCGGTCCCTTACAGAGCGGACGGAAGATACAAGCGAGACCAAACCCAAGAACAATACTAATTACAGTAGCAAAGCCAGGGCGGTCGATGATGCTGAGGAAATTAAACATCCTTACTTTAATAGGAGATGAAGTTTTTTAGTAAGTTGGAGTTCTTCCCTTTTCTATTTGGACTTGCCCTAGGAATTTTCTGTGTTTATATACTCAAACCGGCACCAATGGTGATTACGAAGTACCCTAATCTGGAGAATGTCAGCGAATTAGTGTATCGTGATAGAAATGGTGCGTGTTTCAAGTATGAATCAAAAACGGTAGACTGCGATAAGGCAGAGGACCGCATTAAGCCTTACCCTCTTCAGTGAACGGCACTAGGCGTGTTGGAAATGTGGTTGGTGCGGTAACTAGACGATAAAGTTCGTTGTGGAACTTCTTATCACTATGAGTAGCATAGTCCAGATCTTTTATTAAAAGTTCTTTTTCTGCTTTGACATAACGTACGGGATACAACGCGGCACTTAGTGTTGCCTCGGCTTGTATCATCGCAACGGTAGCTTTGGCTACATCTATTGCTAGTGCTTTACGAACCGATTCTTCACCGGCGGCTTTCCAGGCTTCGGTCACGGTTAATAATTCGGCTTCGGCTTTGTTGACGGCATCTGATGCTATAGATACATGTTTTGCCTGTTCTTCGTGTAAGTTTTTCATAGTTTCTTCGGCAGTAGCCCGGAGTTGTGGAAATCCATCAGCGGTTCCAAGAATCAAATGCGCATCAACTGCTTTGTTGACAGGTATGACCGTTACAGGGGAGGCAAGGGCAGTCTCGTAGTTCTCCTTATATTTAACGGGGTCAAGGACGAGATAGTCGCCACCACGACGAACAACATTGGCGTAGCCTGACTTATACGCTTTGAGCCAACTATCTATGTCGGTGACCTTCTTGGGGTCAATTGTGCGTTTTGCGCGAGGAGCCATTCTTTTTTTCAGGGATAGAGAAAGAAGAAAAGAATGAATATGACATTTACGGTTTGTATGATACTTTTGATGTTTCTCCTGATGGCTATGCTTCCGCTACTTGTATTTGTGGGCTTAGGGTCGGCGCTCGGTGCTAAGTCGGATGAAGTGCGGGTTTTGGTCGCGTTTTTCTTACTAGCGGGTGTTGTTGTCTTCCTAGCGTCGTTAGGTGTGTTTGCATTGATGCAGAAGGAGGATTGTAAAAAGGTGGATATGACAAAGGCGCTGAACAATTCGGGCTTAGCGTTGTTAATACAAATAGCAACGCTAGTGCTGGTGTGGTTAGTGGCACCACTACGCAATGTGGTAAAGAATTTAATGCCACCCGATACGGACCAGAATATTACCGACGGTCTGGCGTACGGTTACTATGCTGGATTTGCCGGTATGTATAGTACGCTAATCGGGGCGAGTTTCTCAGGAATGTGTGACTAAGTTCTCAAAGGTGGGTGGCTCGTGACCGAAATAGACGAATTTAGGTGCGCCGGATGGTTGCGGCTCTACGATATAGTAACCGGGAAGCTGGGCGGGAGCAGGGGCAGAGGCGGGGGCGGAGACAGAAGCTCTTGGTACACGAGGGGCGCGGACTCGTGATACAGGTACCATTTCAGATTCTGTATGGACAACTTGCGACCCTGAAGGCGCTTCGGTATAACGAATTTCGCTTATAGGCGAGGCAATATTACCCTCGGGTGTGGAATTGAGAACAATATTTGCTATGAATACATTCCCGATACTGGCAATCGCATACGATAGGAACGCCCATACAATCGTAAACATCCAAAAGGGGAATACGGTATTACGATTGCTGGTGTCAAGCCCGAATTCCTTCCACGTTCCATTATCGGGATGGAACATTACACTGGGGCGTACATATAGCACAATGGCTACACCCACAATGTATATGGCGAGTGCCAAATAAAGAACAGACATTCTTCCCTATTAAACTCAAGAGATAAAGACCAACCGTAAAAACACACCCCAATCTAGAATGGATTCGCCTCCAAGAGCCCCACGTCGTCCCTTGCGCGTAGAGAACTTTGCTGTGCGTCGTAGAAATAATAGCCGCCGTGCTATGAATGTGAATCATATTAACGATGTAGTCGTTCAATCGTTTGCCGAGTTGAATCAGGCAGGTATACCGGCGCCACAGGGACAACTACCGGCGTGGTACACTGCCAAAGTAAACATGGGACGAATTCAAGTTCCTGCGGATAAGCGACAAAATGCGATGAATCTTGAAGATATTAATACGGATGAACAGGTTGTACTTATTCATCAGCTAGGACAAGACTTCTTTTATCGTAAGGACAACTGGGAGCAGTGGATGCGGACACAACTTGCCCAATATCCAAATCGCCCTGTTGTAAATCCGGCAAATCGTGTACCGGTCACGCCGGACCAGATTACTATTTATACGGCACAGGTTCTATTAGGTGGTAAAAGACGTAGACAATCACGACGCCACACACGTCGTCGCTCAACTCGGCGTAACTAAATCGGTGATATCATAGACCCGCCCCCTGCTCATTCCGTAATGTAAACCATCGCTAACCCGCACGGATTCCCACACAGGACAATCAACCCCTTCGCCACTTGTTAGAAGTACAGTATCCTCGCCCGTTGCCGGGTCCAAAACATATTGATAGTAATGCGGTTCCCGCCTTGCTATCAATCCGCCGTGAATAACTGATTTGAAGATCCATATTATTACCATTTATATATTTTATATCCTATATAAAATATTAATATAACCGTAACCAGCGCTGAAACTGACCAACCCATAGGGGTAAATATAACAAACCCAAGCGTAACAGGTAATAAAAATAAAGATACAGCTACAAACAAAGCAGCAATCATAAAGCTCATAACCCCTTACCCCTTACTACATATATAGAATTAATCCATATCTTCATCTGCGGGAGCACGATGGTCATATCCTTCTTCGGCAACAACAGCCTGTACTGGCTCCGTCTCCACTAATCCAGTGATATCACCAGAAAATTCGGGCAGTCCCATAGCAGCTCGTTGTCCCCGCTCAAATTCAAAGAAATCGGCGTCGTAGGAGAATAAGTTTTTGAGTGTGCCAACCGACCATTCACCAATCTTTAGCGCCTTTTTACGTTTTTCAACGTCGCGTAAATCTTTCTCCAACTTGTCAAACTTTTCAATAAAATACGCCTTTTCAAGCTCGGCACGTGCGTTAATCGCCTCGGCAATCTGCTCTGGGGTCTTCTGATATGTGCGTATGATGTCAATCGTATTTAACATAGCATCACATACCCAGTTAATATGGAACTTGGTCGCCTCCACTTTGCGGACCGAATCCGTAGCATCGGCATAGATGGGGGACGACTCGTTAAATAGTGCATTAAGTCCGCTAAAGAGCGCCCATTGTATCATTAAGCGGAATTCTTGAGACGTAAGTTGAACACCAGAGCGTATATCGGCGCCAATAACTGATAACCACGTGCCAAACCACGCAGTGTACCGGTCTAATGATGACTGAATTATATCAATTGTTTCCTGTGTATAATCTCCAAGGGCATTTGTAGCTTTTAGCACCGACGAAAACGATTTTGTCCAAATCTTATCTAACAATCCGTTGTGATTACGGCTGATTTTGGGGAACCATTTGGAACCGTTCGGTTTTGTGATACTAAACAGATAACGAATCTGCGTTCCCTCTTTTACAAATGTATCGCTGTAGTTACGAATAATTTCCGCTCCATCAGGACTCAATGACATCGCATCAAACATATGTCCAAGAAGTTCGGTGGCACCGCCAACCTTTGCCTCCGCCGTACGGTAGTCACCCTTCATTCCAAAAAGTCCACCCGCTTTTTTCAAGAGCCGGTCGCAACCCTGAATACCGAGTCCGCTTGTCATCTGCGTGAGCAGTGACTGAAGGGCGAAGTCGTACGCCAAAGAAAACTGGTAAAGTTTGCCACTACGTTCGGCATCTACCGGTTTCTCCACGGCAATCAGCTTCATCGCATCTACAAACGCGTCCCAACCATTAGCGCCCGTAGGTAATAGCATACCGAGTGTCAGACCAAGTGTGGAAAGCACCGTTAAAAACTCTTCGCCAACGATTGCTGCTGGTGGCATAACCGCCTTAAAATTCTTCATCGCGTTCTCTAGCCGACGGAATCCGAGCTCGTCGAAGGAGATATTTTGCCGACGGAGCCCGTCTTTGGCGATTTCCTCACGCCGAGCATTGAGGGCATTGACCGCCCGTTCACGCCGACCGCCCGTCTCGGTAATATCGGCAACCGTTAAATCCATCAATTCGTTTGGCATCGCATAACGGCACCAACGGCAGACACCGCTCACATTGAATTCGTGGATTCCGCCCTGGCGTACCCCGCGGTAGCAGTATTGTAAAAACAACTTATAGTATCCGCTACTATCCAGTTCGGCTAAATCTTCAATGCGTGTAACTGCCGACCAGGGGACGTAGATGTGCGTTCCGCAGTTGGGGGCGGCGGGGTCGCGACGGGCAACGGTGACCGCGGCAATGCTCTGTACCTCCAATTCCGCCGAGAGATTTTCCAAGCCCAAAGAGCCCACACCGCAACCGATACGCCCTACGTCAGCAAGGCGACCGAAACAGCAGACGGAGTCAGAGCGCGGCGAGTTCTCCACTACAACGGCAGAGGCAACGCTTTCCTTATAAAACTGTCCCATTAATTGGGCATTGAGCTGCTGTCCTCGCGCCTGAATAAAGGGACCAATTGTTGCCACCGGCATTGTGACCGTGTCTGCCTGAAATTTCTTGACGTTTTGAATACTACCTTCGCTCAGCAGGGACCGGTCCACGGGGACAGACATAGGGCGGAACGACGGTGGCAATCGGTCACCCATAGACGCCTTTACAACATCGGCGGTCTCCTTCTCTTTCGCCACACGCAACATATTCTTATACGTATCTGTTACCGTTGTTAATGAAGCAGGAGTTGATTTGCCGTTGGAGATACATAAAATAGAAAAGAGCGACAGTCGGATGGCGTTTTCGGCGGCATTCATACGCTTGGGCATCTGCGTTTCAGGCGACCACGACGTCAAATTCCAAGGGGCGTCGTTGCGGATAATATTGGCAATAGCGCAACTGACGTACATAAGTGCCCCACGTCCCGCCACTGCGGGGTCGTCGCCGTCAAGCGGGAATCCGGCACGAGAGTATTCGCAACCCGCGGCAGGAAACGGCACATTCACTTCAGATGTTTGAATTTCCAGGACAACAAAGGCGCCGATAATACCGACTTGATTGTTGGCGAAGAACGTGTCGTAGGACGCCACTACAGCCGGATTTTTGCCCTTTACCGTAGCACTTGTCACCTTTTCGTAGGTGCTACGGTCCATTACACGTAGTTTGAGGTAGTCTTGGGTCGCCCTTACAACCCGCCTGTAGGTCTCTATAGGCGCGGCATAACCACAGCGCTCAAACAATGTACGGGCTACAAAGTAGAGTTTTATGTCGGCGTCGTCGGTAAAGGGTATATCCTCTTTTACATCTTCACGTAAAACTGCCATAGGCGTCGTTTCTTCGTCCTCCTCCGCACCAATTACGTTGCGACCGATTAATGGGCGCCCCTCATCGTCAAACTCCAGATGCGTATCGTACTCCAGGTCCTGAATCTTCTGACCGCAACTCTTACAGATATAGGCGCCCTCGAAGACGGGACCGGCAAACTCCAGCAGTAACGCCTTGTGGAGTGCCTGTTGGCGACCAGGATGGAGGAATTCGTTCAACAGCAACAGTTCGTGTTTACAAATTAAGTCCTGACCGCAGTTGCCACACATAATATAGTTGCCACGCTGACCCGCCTGGAACTGATTGAGGAACTTCTCAAAAAGAAGCATACGGTCCTCATCACGGCGAATATTCATAATTTTCTCAAGTTCTTTTACGTGTTTACACGGGTTGATAAGCGGGGCGGCTTGAAACGCGTTCGCTGTATCACGCGAACTAACCGTATTACGCTCCAGACGACGCGCCTCCGCCTTGTAGGTGTCGCCAACAATAGCCACATGGGCGGCGTCCACACCACCGGCAACCGCATAGTAGTAGCGACCAAGAGTCTTATTTGCCACGGTAGTAAGTCCGTTGACGACCGTAAAATCGTACGTTTTGAGCAGGTCCTCATTCTTTGTTAGAACCCCCAGAACCGGCTTAATTATATCAGAGCCGAGCGTAGCAGGGGTAAGTAGAGCTGAATCTGTTCCGAGTAGTGGTGAAACGGCGGGTACAGATGTTGTGTTACGAGCTATTTTGGCGGCTTTCATTAAGGCGGCGTACTGGTTATCCCATTTGGTAATGCCGGTTTTAACAACGGAAAGAATCGGATCAAAGGCGGTGGTAGAGATTTCTAGATTGCGGAGTCCGAAGGAATCTAGGACGGACGTGAGCTGTTCATCGTTAAAGGAAGTGGCGGAAGGTAGGCGGTCGGCTAGGAATTCGGCAAGAGGTAATACCGTCTCAGGGTCGTAGAGCTCTTGGTTAGACCAGTTTTTCATAAGTGTAGTATAAAACAAAGAGCGAGAGCCACGGGACACCTCAGAGGCGCCAATATCCCATAGCAGAACGCTGGACCGAATCGGTGAACGGAATCGTAGCATATCGCTTGACAGTATAATTTGCTGGAGCACCTCACCACAATCGGCGGGGGCAACAATAGTCATCGCACCCGTTTTAGCATTTCGTAGATACGAGGCGGACAGTAAACGTACGTAGCGATTATTAACTGTGCTGAGGGAATCAGAATAAAGACTCTGGGGTTCTTTCTGCGCATTGACGGTAGGAGGTACTTCTAGGAAGCCGATAACGGGCTTGGGCGGGATTTGCGACCGTAGGACATCCATATCATAGGGAATACGCGCACGTGACGCCGACGCAGGGATATACGCCTGTATTGTTTGAAGTACAGAATGTATATAACCTACAAAGGCGTTGTCAAGCGATTGTTCTACGAATTTATTACCACTAGCCGATACAGTAGCTAACGTACCAACGTCGGAGCGGGATTCAGTATCTTCCGTTTCAAACGACTCCTTGTCGTCGGTGTAGAGGACTTTCTTCACTGCCATTACGGGTAGAAACGCCCGTAACGAATCGCCACTACGATTGCGGTCTAGGATATCTTGGAGGGAATCTACAACGTAGGAGGTGCTATTGGCGCCAGGAATGATCGCACCGGCTTCATCGCGGACAACAACAGAGTTCTTCATTGCCAATAGTAAATCGGTTGTGCGGTAGAGATTCTGCATAACCTTGGGGTCACGCTGTTTCTTCAAGGGTACATCCACAAGGAGTGATACAAACATATCCTCGCGTTGAACACTATCGCTAAAGGTTCGCTCTTCAGTAGGAATTTCTTCTACAAGCGCGGCGGGTAGTGTACTATAATCCAGTTCCGGGAATACTTCAGGTTCCGTCTCTTCTTCTACAGATTCAGCGTTGGAGGAACTATTATTTTCGGGTGGAGCGACATTTTCAGGTGCGGCACGAGGACGTAGAATATCATTGGGCGGGGCAGAGCCGATAAACTGAAAGTTTAGTTCCTTGCCGTTATCCAATATAATGCCGTCTTCGCTATCGTTTGCTACAATACGCATAACGACTCCTTCACCAATAGGAGTGCCGTCAACACTAAAAAATTCTAGAACCTCTCCTTCTACAACCGCCAATTGTATGGCAAAGTGGGGGTTCTTGCGCTTCTCGTGTATTAGTACTTCTTGTACACCGAGCGCTTCCTGAAAGAGTCCAGATTCTGGATCTAGGGGAAAATCTACACCGGTATTACTAGATTGGGTAGGGCGGATGCGAATAAGAGCACCGTCACGGAAGATAATACGACCGCTAGTAGTTTTATAGGCATCGCTAATGATGGTCACCCAGTCACCCAATTCGGGCACAAGTTCGTCTGGACTGTCTGCCATTCCTCTAATGTAGGAGCGGGTCTCTTTTCTATCTTACAGACCCCGTTCCCGAAAAAATTGACGCCGTCGGCAACCGAAAACAAACATCAGCCCCTTCCTTCGTACGACTTTCCTTCACAATGTCCATCTTTGCCATCCTTTCCAATACTTACCCCACCTGGGGCGGTCTTTCTTCCTTTCTAACATCTGAGGCTGGTGGCTATCTCCGTGTAGATGACCATTCTACGCCTGAGCAGCCGTTTGCCCTTATTCGCTACGTCAAGGGCAAGAGCAACTTTGCCATCAATCACGTCAGCGCCTTCCGCTCGGTGGTGTGGGATGTTATCAAGAATATCCCTGTGAGCATCGCACCGCAGAAGAGCGAGACGGGCGAGTCTATGCCTTCAAACAATTCTACCGATAGTTTCGTTATTGAGCGCTTCATTGACGGTGTGATGATTTGCGGATTCTATGACCGCTACAACAGCCAGTGGCGCTTTCACACGCGCTCTACGCTCAACGCCAACTGCCGCTTCTATAGCCAGACGAAGAGCTTCCGTGCCCTGTTTGAGGAAGCGGTTAGTACGACGCAGACATGGGACGCCTTCCTTGCGTCGCTCAAGCCCGATACGCAGTACACCTGGGTGCTTCAGCATCCTGAGAACCGTATTGTAGTGAATGTCACCACACCGACGGTTGTCTGTGTCCAGAAGCAGATGTATATCAGCGACACCCTTATTCCCGTCACCGATCAGCCGACGGTGTACGATGTTGCGAAGATTACGGCGGCTACGTGGAGTGAACTTGCCAACAAGCTCCAGCTGGAGAATGCGCAGTTCAAGCACAACTTCCAGGGCTACGTCATTAAGAATGGCGTGAACTTCCGCTGGAAGGTGCGTGGCGAGGCGTACAACCGCGTCCGTAAGATGCGCGGCAACTCGGCGCGTCGTGACTATCTGTGGCTGAGCCTGTGGCGCAACGGTACGCTCCGTGACTACCTGGTGCTTTACCCTGAGGAGCGTAACTCAGCCAACGCCATTGTGGATAAGTGGAAGACGATTAGCCGTACGGTGTACAATCTGTACACGGATGTGTTCAAGGCGCGTAGTCTGCCAAAGGGGCAGATTCCGCCGAAGTACCGCCCGTTTGTCTTTGGGCTCCACAATCTGTACATCAATGAGCTCAAGCCTCAGAGCAAGACGGTGGATTGGGCAGCGGCACTCCAGTATATGAACGCGCGGGACACGGCACAGGCGCTGTATGCCATTAACTGGGAGGTGCGCTCTCAGAATCAGCAACAGACGATTCCGCTGGAAGCACCGGCAGTGGCGGAAGCTAACACGACGGAGACGGTTCCGACGGTTCAGGAGCTCATTCAGACGGCGGCGGCAACGGTGCCAACGTATGAGGCGCAGCCGGTCACGGGCGTCGTCTAACCACCCACCAATAAACCCAAAAACCAAATAAAAACAAGTAAAACTTATACCGGTACATCCGTGTTTGATTTTGACCATACTATATATGCCAAAAAGAGTCCAAAGAAATTTTTAGCAAAGATGTCCAATATATTATATCCGGTATTTTTAATTGTATAATTCATTACTGCAAATACACCGTACAGAGACCAGAAAAATAAAAACCAATAAAATACGGCATTCTTAAATTTATCTTCATCTGACGGCAAGAACGTATCCTTAATATATTTGAAATTTATGATGAATGGGATAAATCCTAGAGCTGTAGATAAAAGGGGGCTCAAGTAACCAAGTTCTCCAACTAAACCGAATAGTAACATAGCAGCATTTAAGAGAACTATTTTTACTATTGAACCTGAATGTGTAGATAAAAAGTCAGTTAATCTAGAGGATGTATTTCCATCATGTTTTAGAAAAGCGGATAAGCTAATTAACATTAAAGGTGTTGTAACTGCCCAATCTAAGTAACGAATAGGAGTGATATTTTGGGATACCTTACTAAAATAGTAAATTAACCAAACATAAAATATAAATTCAATTATCTGAACAAAAAGTTCGAGTTTTAATAAATCCTTAAAAATTTCGTCTTTTTTACTTATATCTATATTTACTGCTAAATAGTCAATGACTCCAACTAGAAGCTGAATAACCAAAGAAATTACTCCGCTTGTATAAATCATTCTATATTTTGAATATATAATTTTGGCGCCGGTTTGACCCCTTCGTTTAAACGTATAAACTAACGAAATCCCATACCGTAGAGCAATGTGCGGGATTTGGGCAGCCTTAAAAGCGGGGCTTACGACCACACAGGCGCTTACATATGTCAAGAAGCTAGAGCCACGGGGACCTGAATATACCGCTCTTGATGATATATCCGGTGTTCTACTAGGCTTTACCCGCCTTGCGATTAACGGTCTAACCCCGCTGGGTCACCAGCCGTTCCGTCAAAACAACACCGCCACGGTGTGTAATGGCGAGATTTACAATTACAAGGAACTTGCCACCAGATGGAATCTCCAACTCGCAGAGGGTACGAGCGACTGTGCTATTATTCCCCACCTGGCGACCCATCTCCCGCCAACGGAGCTGGTCCGCACGTTGGACGGCGTCTTCGCCTTTGCCCACGTTAATACCACAACAAACCAATTACTGGTAGCACGGGACCCATACGGCGTACGCCCCTTGTTCGAAGCCCAGTACGCTACTGGATCCACGATTTGGTCCTCGGAAGTCAAGGGTCTCCCCGCAGATTATACGCAAATTCAGCCGTTTCCGCCAGGAACGTGGAGACTCTATGATACAAAGACCGGCAAACTTATCAACGAGCATAAGTACCATGAAGTTCCTCACGTAAAAATCGCAGCGTTTGGGTTTCCTAGCGGGTTATCGTTAGCAAAGGTAGCACTACACGATGCCCTTACATCGGCGGTAAAGAAGCGTCTGTTGAGTGACCGTCCTATTGGTGCGCTGTTAAGTGGTGGCTTGGATAGTTCTTTAGTTGCGGCAATTGCGGCGCGTGAGCTCAAACTAAACAATAAGAAACTCCATACGTTCAGCATTGGAATGCCTGGTTCAACGGACCTTATGTACGCAAAGATGGTTGCGGAGTTTATTAAGTCCGAGCACCACGAAGTAGTTGTGACTCCTGAGGACTTTCTCAATGCCATTCCGCAGGTTATTCATGATATTGAATCGTACGATATTACAACCGTTCGTGCCTCTGTAGGCAATTGGCTTATTGGTAAATACATAAAAGAACATACGGATATCAAGGTAGTTTTTAATGGCGACGGTAGCGATGAGATTGGTGGAGGGTATTTATATTTTTACAGGGCGCCGAGCGACGAGGAATTTGAGGCAGAGTCTGAACGGCTCCTTAACGAAATTCATCTTTACGATGTTCTCAGATCGGACCGATCTATGGCGGCGCACGGCTTGGAAGCGCGAACCCCTTTTCTAGATAAAAACGTTGTGGCAACGTGGCGATCAATTGCTACCTACCTCAGACGTCCTAAGAAAAATAATGCTGAGGGACGCGGTGCAATGATGGAGAAGTTTATTTTACGCGAAGCGTTTGTTTACGACCACTACTTGCCACTTGATGTGCTTATGCGCAAGAAGGAAGCGTTTAGTGACGGTGTGTCGGCGATGAACGATTCGTGGTACCTCAGAACCAGTGACTACGCCAAAACCCTAAACCAAACTCAGACACAATACACGCATAATCCTCCCACTACGGATGAAGCCCGTTGGTACCGACAACTCTTTGTTCAAAATTATGGCGATAAGGCGGCAACGCTTATTCCACACATGTGGCTACCACGATGGATTCCTGGTGCCACGGACCCATCAGCCCGTACGCTCAAGGATTTGTATCCCTAAAGTAAGGAATGATTCACGAAGTACTTTTGGTGCTATCGGAAGTCATTTTATCAGCATACCCGATGTTGATTAAACTTGTAGATGCTAGTATTATTTTTCAAACGGGGCTGCGTATGGGAGTCTATACAGCTTTAGCGGCTGTAGCAGCTATTGTTACAAAGAATCCTCTTGCTATTGGTTCAGTCCTTACAACAGAAACGTTAGCAACGGGTGTTCTCAATCTTATTCACGTATTTACAAGTTATACCGCATTTGACCAGTTGACGGGTGGCAATGCAATGGCGCTTTTCTATACGTATCCTGTATTTAATCTCCTAGCTACGGCAGTAGTCTTTAATGAGGCGATTCAACTGAAGGCGATTCCGTGGATAGTACTTGCGTTTGGCGGTGCCGTTGCACTTGCTCAGCCAACGGCAACCAATTGGACCCTTATTGGCGTCATCAGTGCCCTAGTGGCTGCGCTGACTGAGGTTGGCATTTATATATGGTTCCGTTGGCGTAGGGAAAAGACGGATACACAGCCTTGGACGAAGATGATACAGATGTACGGTGGTAGCGGTGTTCTGTGGTTACTAGGAATCCTTGCTGCCTCTGCGTTGGGAATCTTGGCAAAAAATACGTTTAATATTACTCCTGGCAGCCTTGGCGGCATTCTTGCGTTCAACTCATTAATAGGATTTACGGGTTACGCCTTACGATTCTTTCTTATCCCGCAGGTGAGCACACTGCTTTTCAGCGCCCTTTCGTTCTTTGGCATCTTTGCAGCGTATATATTTGATTGGATTTTTACAAGCCAGAAGCCAAATATAACGCAACTTCTAGGAGCTGTGGCAATTATTGTAGCAAATACGATTTTGGTGACCAGAGAAATTGCCTAAAGAGCGTCGCAAATTAAATACTAATGCGGTATCCACAAGTACGAAATGGTTTCTATATCTTTTCGTACCGTCCTATTGAACACTGGGAACGTAAGCTTATTGTTGAAAATTCGTACTATAATACGAATTATACGCTCTCAACAAAAACATTAATTATTCAAGTAGCCCAGCGTTCGCATAATTCAATCACTGCCAATAAAGAGTTCAAGGCAAACTACGTGAAAGATTGGTATGTCTATGAGTGTAATAAGAATATATATCAAATCTATCCCCGTGATTTCAAGTGGATAGATATCCGAATTCCCAATAAAATCACGCATTCAACGTACATACCAGATATTATTAACACTGGTGATACGTTGGTATTTGAGGCAGAACAAACCCGCTTAGCGTAGCAGGACTAAGACGGTCTAAGCGTCCATAAATTAACTATACATAGCAAGGATGGCTGCGACACCGGCAAATAGCCTAACCCTGGTGAGTACAGGTCTAGCTGATTCACGTCTAATGGCAACAAAAGGCAACCCAGACATACATCAGTTTATACATGTTGTGAACAAGACGACTCGTTGGGCAGCGCAATGGGTCAACGTAGATTTTGACGGTACACCCGAGTTTGGGCAACGTGTCAGCGTCACACTTCCTGTGATTGGAGAACTTGTGAACGGAATAATGGTTGTAGTGGAGATGCCTGATATTTATACTCCGCAACTTAATGCTATACGAGCGGCAAACGGCAATCCGTCAATCAGTACAATTGACCCTAATAATCTAGGAAACTTCTTGGGTCCCCTGTTTGGTTGGACAAACTCTCTGGGACACGCTATGATTCAGCAAATAGAGTTGGAAATCGGTGGCGAGATTGTAGAAACACTAGACGGACGATTGTTAGAAATCCTAGACGAATTGAATGAGACAACGGAATCTGCTCTTGCAAAGAATTTTATGATTAAACGTACCGCTGATGGTTTTACAAATACAACATATCTCACTCCTGTACCAACCAAGGT